CTGATCGACATACTTGACTGCGTTGAAGGGAACCATGATGTGCGTAGCGTCACCTTCAAGAATCGCAAAGGCGAAGTATCCAAAGTCGTCGTCGTAGACCATGCCGACATCCAGGACTTCACCTTCCGTCAACTTGTACTTCTTAGCGGCGTGCTTGCGGATCAGGTCAGCCCACTTGTTCTCGTCCTCAGTCTCTTGCTGCATATCTTTCTCCACTCTCTGGAGTTCCTCTGGCGTGGCGTGGATAGCAACCTGAGGGGTGATATCCCTCCAGTTATTGGGGTACGCCAGCACCTCATAGAACCGCACTCGTGCCACGGTCGGCACCTCGTTGATCCGTACTCGAACAGGGTGCCCTGATCGGCATGAGGTCTGGGGGAAGAGGACTGCCACGCAATCTTTCCCGGCTACCTTTGCCTGCACCGCAAACTCTAACGTCTTGATTCTGTCCAGCCTCAGAGAGCTGAGACACATTGCCTTGTCTGTCATGCTTTCTACCTTTCGTTCTTCCCTAGAAGGGAACGTCTTCTTCAAATGATTGTGGTTTTTTGTCCTCACGCTTCAGCGGCAAGACCATGCCGATCAATCCTGGCTTGCCTTCATCGACCTTGACTCGAAGAGGCGTACCGTACTGAGCCTTGACCTGCTCGTTGCGGTCGGAGCGAGACTCCTTGCCCTCTTGCCCCATAGCAGTGAAGAGGCGGCCCCACTTCTTGTCGGACCACTCCTCTTCGCCGAAGTGGTTTCTCACGAAGAGGACACCTTCGTGACCTTGGCTGTTCTCCATGACCACGCCGACACCCTGAGTGCCGTTCTTCTCATACTCAAAGAGCCGCTCGATACGTACGTCATGCCATCCGTCTTGAAGCTTCGGCTTGTCTGGGTACTTACCCGGCATTCTCTGCCTCCTCTACAAACTCGTAGAACGTGACCTGTCTGCTGTCGATGACATCAATCGCAGCAGTCATGAGTTGTTCCTCGAAGGTCTTGTCTTCCGTGGCAACGATCTGGAGACCGTTGCCTTTGACGCTGCACATGAAGTGCTTGAGGATCGAGACAGCCTTGCCGTCGATCATGACCTCAGTGCGAGCGGTGAGAATCTCCTCCAGCTCTTTGCTGGTGAGGTCCAACCCTTCCTTGTCGAGTACCCTCTTGGCCTTCTCTCTTGCAGCGTCACGAGAGAAGACTGAGGCAGGACGTTCGTGCTTCCTGACGGTCATTCCAATTCTCCTATCCATTTCTCTACCTGCGGCTCGGTCAATGCGTCGGTCCGCTCGATGCCGAACTTCTTCTTGAGTTCTTTCTGAATGCTTTCTTTGTCGCCGTACTCAGAGATGAGCAGGTCTCGCAAATAGTTGAGCCGCTCTTTGCTCGGTGTTGCGGCAGGGCCACGCCTCGTGTTGGTACGAGGTCGAGCGGTGGGGGTGGAGCGGTGATTCGCTTCCGGTCCCTGATGGAAGTCGGGGTCGTCTTCGTCTGCTCGGGTGAGCATGAAGGCTTGGAGCAGGGCATTCTTCAGGGCGTAGGTCTGAGCCTTGCCCGCACCCTTGTCCTGGTTGTCCACGCCTTGCCCGAAGGAGCAGTAGTCAATGGACTCGTCCTTGTACATGAGTCGAAGAGTACACTTCATGCTGCACCTGTTGCCTTCCTCGGTGTACTCCGAGAAGGTTGGAGCGAGCAGGATTCCTTGCTCCAAGCAAAGAGAACGAACTGCCGCCAGCACTGCGTTGTAGGAAGCAAACTTGTATTTGCCTCCCACTGATCCGTCCTTCAGTACAGGTGCGGCGTTCTCCTGTACTTTGAGGATACGTTTGACTAACTCAGACACGGGTCTTCCACCTTTCAACTGAGTTCTCTTGGTACTTCACGAACCGTTCATGAAGTTTGGGTTGTTTGTTTTCGAGACTGATGGCCACTCGCATCGCCAGGGCCATGAGTTCGAGGTCGTCTTCGACCTGGACTGATTCCGTTCTGTCAATGAGGTGCTTGCCGTTGGCTACGTCCTCTGCCCATGCAGCAGTGGCTGGAAGGAATCGCTGAATCACTGACCAAGGAGTGAACATGGCACCGTCGATCCGACCGGACTCTCTGGCCTCGAGGTACTCTTTGACCTCGGGTGCTTTGAGAAAGAGAACGTCGTTGATGTAGATCGAAGGAAGCTCGCCTGATTCGGCAAGGCACATCGCATGGTCGAGGTGACGTTTGCCATCGCCAAGCAGAGAGGCGAACTGAGTGACGGTCATCAGCTGGCTGATATCCGCCATCGCCATCGTGTTCTCCGTCGCCATCGAATCCTGATCCGCCATCGCATTCCCTCCTGAAAAACCTATATAGATTAAATCATATAATACATCAATGGGGGAACCGAATAGAAAAATGGGGAAAGTATGGGCAAGGCCGGAGGATCGATTCTAAGAGACCCAAATATCATAGGTGGCAGGGGTCGGGTCGGGTGGAGATCGTGCGACAGGGTCGAAATATGGACGTGAAAAAACCCGTGAATGCCGAAACATCCACGGGTTAAAAGGTAATCGGCGATGGTTAGCCGATATCCTGGCAATCGTCGAGAGCTTCTTGGCGAGTGTCAAAGGGTCCGATGGGGTCGGAGTCTGGGAGACAACCTGGCATCTGAGACTGCCAGAACCATCCATCGGGAGTCTGGAATACGATGCAGTCTGGGAGATGGTGCGGTTCTGCTGCTCTGCTCGGATCGGAGTAAACTTGTTCGGTCTGCATAACTTCGGCAGCTTCTGCCAGATGTCGCAGCTGTAGCTTATCGAGTACCAGATACATCTCATCACGCTGGGGAAAATGTGCCAGAACTACACCATGCAAACACAAAGATGCGTAACAACCTGCACCCTTTGTTTCATTACTCCAGCTTCGGGACGCTAGTTTTATTTCCATGTTTCTACCTTTCAAAAATGTTTCTGAGTATCCGAATCGCTGCCGATATCGATGACATCGAGACCGACAGCAGGAAGTAACCAATCAGGATCTGGGCTTCTGGATTCATGAATACATCTCCTGGATGTAATCGTGAATCTTGTCCCCGATACAGGAAGAGAATTCGATGGTGGTTCGTGGTGAGTAGTGGCCAGAAGGATCAGCCCACGAAACCACCCCCCATGAATGGGAATAAGTGACGCAACCTGAGAATGGGCAACGCTTCAAATAAACGGTAGGTCCGCCTATGGTGATATCGATACACCATCCAGAGATCGCAAGCCCATCGTCACCCTTATCATAGCAGACATCGGTATAACATTGATCTTCTAACCAATCGAGGAACGTGGCATCGAATTCATAGCCATCGAATTCGTCGAGTAACTCATCGTTGTAATCTGTCCATTTTTCTGGATACCCCTGACAATCGAGAGAACGAATCTCCTCATCCGTGAATGTATCCAGATCGCCATCGGCATCTCGATATCCGAAACCATCCATCAACTTCTGCAAAAAAGCTTCCAGCTTGCGAACCTTTTCCACAATATCCACGCTGCCATCGGGCAACTTCGCTTGCTCTGTCATTGTCTACCTTTCAAAAACAGGAACAAAAAAAATCCCGATTCCCACAACGGGAACCGGGATCAAATCAGAATCGATTACACTTGGCGATAGGCCGGAGCCTTCCCATCTACGATGGGCATGATCACACTACGGGTACTTTCTCTATCTACGGAAAGCATCGTGGGACCCTTGCCGGACATCGGTACGGTAATTGTTACTGTTGGATGATCCTGGCTAGCATCGTTTGCCAGCTTGTCTAGTCCGGACAACAGGTCCAATAGATGTTTCCGGTTCAAAGTAAATTGAACGTTACGCTGCTCATTCAAACTTTCAAACGGTTTCAACAATTCACGGATAGGCTTGTTCGCAAAAGCATTATCAGGAAGGGTGGCAAGTGGAGTGAGCACTCCGGCATCGGCAAGTTTGTATGCTTCCGTTTCAGCAGCAAGAGATACCTCGTGTTTGAATTCTGTTTCCACCGATGGAAACAGCTCCGATGAAGCTTCATCCCATCCACCGGAAGTGTGAATAGCAGTAACCCCGGAAGTAATGACAGATTCACTTTGCCCGATACGGATGAAGCTATCAGCAACTTGTGCATGCTTCCCGTTTCTACGGGATAACCGTCTACCGAGTGGTGTACCCAGTAACTTTAATAACCTGTAAATTCGCAAACCACGTTTCTTAGCGATGCTCATTTTTCTACCTTTCAAAAATGAGAGACCTACAAAGCGAACAGGATGGCAAGCAGCAGCCAACCCCAAAAAACCGCACACACATACACCAGGGCATCCAGCACCTTGTGGAACCACTTGTTCATAGAATCTACCTTTCACACCGGAAACCGATCCCGGTTGCCCCTAGTCTAACAAAGATATGGAAAAACTACCATATAAAAACATATGTATGATTGCAGGGAATACCGGGAAGCTGCTGATCAGGTTGCCAGGGGTGGCCAGGGACAAGGCCTGGGTGACAGGCGTTACCTCCCGTGTACCTCCCTCCCTCGATTCGCTCGCACCAGCACCGACTGCACCGCACGACCGCAGGGGCACCCGGGGGGGCCGGGGCCTCCACCCCCACACCCCCATCCCCCCTTATATTTTTTTTCAACCCAAAGCCGCCCGGCAGCCCCTGTGGCTATTTTGTAGTCTTTGGTTCTTTAGAGGGGTTTGGTGGTGAGATAAAAAAACTCCCCAGCGGAGGGTTTGCATGACCCGCTAGGGAGCGACAGAAAGGCCTGGATTGTGGTTGGGAGCTGAGAGTGTGGTCTGGCTCTGGCTAGACAAAGTCTGGCTCTGCCTAGACAGAATCTCCCTTGAAGTTCTCTTTGTTTGTTGCAAGCAACAAACGAGTTAGTTTTTTATATCTCAGAGAAGGGTTGGCTTGTGTTCGGATGAGAATTGCAACCGATGTACCAATACCTTGTCAAGTACTAAGTTTCTAAGTATTTTTCCCATAGTTCTAAATATTGGTAACTCCTGGACTTGCGTCTCAAAGTTTTTTTGCTCTCCAAAGTATTTTCTAGCGGCAAAGGGGAATATTACCGGAACATGGGGTGCTGAAACGCCTGTGACGTTGCGTTACATATAGTGACTATATAGACCTTATATAGTCCTAGTCTAAGTCCTTTATTTGTAAGGCGTTACTGCAAAGAACCCGGAGTTTCTCCAGGGATTTGCGGGAGAGTCCAATGTCGATGGTTTGTGCGTCGTCTTCTCCAAAGACCAGGAGCAGGCGGTAGTGGTCGTATTTGCTGTCGTAGGAAACAAACGGCTCGAAGACAGTGAAGTCATCGACGGGGGGTTTGTTCGGTTCACTCGGTTGACTCATGGTACTCCTTGATCTCACGGACGCAGCAGGTGGGCAGGGCGTTCACGTCTCCATAGCCGCCATCGTCTGCATCCACGCTTCCGCTGCCAGCAATCACTGTCACGCCATCGTCCGCTTTGAGAATGATTCCCACGGTGTAGCACGTTGACGGCACTAACTCTAAAGCCTCTTCTTCAGTGATCCAACCGCCTTCTGCGGCAGTCGGGTCTACCCACACCATGCGGACAGTCTTTCCTACAAACGCTTTCACTTCTAAGTCAGTCACGGATTTTCCCTTCAAAAGCTTTGACCAGGTACAGAGCCATGCGGAGAGCCTCTGCGTCTCCGAACTCACTGAGCAAACAGTTAGCGGTAAAACAGATCACCCGGGTGTTGGCTTTGGTGTAACCCCGTGAAGGAATGATGCGATCCAGGGTGGGGGACTGGGGGCCAGCCCGTTCTTTGTAATCAAAAACAAAGGGCAGCCCCGTTAGCTCACACTTCCCTGCTTTCAGCTTTTCTATGAGCCAGTCCTTGGTCAGGTCATAGGGCAGACCTTTGGCCTTTGACCTTCTGCGAGCGTTGGAGATTTGTATGGAGGCACTGCGAGAGATGCTTGAACGGTAGCGGTTGTTCCAGCATTTGCGGCAAACCTGATTACGGTTCCGCCCATGACGATCTTTGATTCTACAAAAATCCTCAAGCCGGGTTTCTTTGTCGCACCAGCGGCAGATCAGCATAAAGCCTTCTCTGCGTCCGTCGCTCTCAGTCTAGCAAAGAGTGAAGGAGATTCTAGTTCCCGTCTTCAGGCGGAGCCGGGTCCGTGGGCACCCAGCACCAATAGCCACACATTCCTGGAGTGTGATGTCGTTTGCTTTCACATCGCAGGATCTTCGCAGAGCCGTGTGTGTGCAGCTCGACGGATCGGGTCTCTAGACTGGATCGGGTGCCGGTGGCCAAGCACCGGGGGCAGAGTTGCTGGCTCAATATAAACCCCCTCCCCGAGCGTGTGCATCGGAGAGAAAGTGCCCGGAAGGAAACCGTGAAAAGGCTTGGGCAACTCGGAGAGGGGGGAAAGAAATGAACATTGTTAGTCCGAACCCAGTCTGCTTTCTCTGTCGAGTAAGATTGACTTCAGGTCCGTCACCTCTTGACGAAGCTGTGTGACCGTTCCGGTCAGTTCGCCGATTTGTCTATGCAGAGTTTCAATGTATCCTTGAATGTCTGTTTGTATAGATCCAAGGGTAAAAGGCTGGCTATTGCTTTGATCTATGTGTGACCTATTATGTTCCATGTGCATATTCAATTAAAACCCCCTATCTCTAAAGAACAGTTCCAAGAGTTCTGCCAAAGGAAGCCGCTGTCGCAGGCCACCTTGAGCAACTACCAGCAGTACATCGGGAGCCGCTTCTTGCCCTGGCTGGAAGAACAGGACAACCCCGAGGTCAACGACGATCTGCTGAGGAGCTACGCTCAGTGGGTCTTCTCTGTGACCCGATCCCAAAGCACTGCTCGCACTCACCTGTCTGTCGTCTTGGCCTTTATTCGCTTCTGCGAAATACCGATTACCGTCACGGTGCGAAAGCTGGGAGCCTCCAAAGCCCAACCTCGCCAGAGGTTCTTTTCCAAAAAAGAAGTCATTCGTCTGGTTCACTACGCAAAGCGTGATCCTCAAGAGCATTTGCTCGCCAGCATTGCATTGCTCATGGGACTCAGACGTAAGGAAATGGCGTGTTTGCGGTACTCCGACTTCGACGGAGACCTGCTCCCGATCCTCAATGGAAAGGGGGGCAAGGCCCGGTCGGTGCCCATTCCCACGGCGATCCGCAGGATTGTGAAGAGGCACCGAAGAAAGTCGAACTCTCCGTATCTTTTTAGTAGCCAGAAGAATGGCCACGCACTCACAGGTCACACCCTGACGAAGATTTGGCAGGGGTTTATGCGGGACGCTGCGGAAGACTTGGGAATCGAGTACGGGTGCCTGCACACTTGTCGTCACACGGCGGCGACGCACTGGGTCATGGCTGGAGTGGACCTGCGAACGGTTCAGTCCTGGCTCGGCCACGCTAACCTGCAAACTACCGAGACCTATCTCAAGTCCTCCGTCAGCCATCGCATGGACTCCATGGATAGGTTTGAGGCTTGGTTCAAAAGTCATAGTCGGTAGTCTCCACTTTAGACCCCACCGAGAAGTTCGAGTCCAAGACCTCCAGTTGGTCCTGCAATCTTTTCAACTCTTCAAGGAGAAGTACGGAAGTCCCAGTGTCAGCGGAGGTTCCACTGCTATCAACCCCGTTGTTGATGGAAAGTGACTGTAACTGTTCGTTAATCTCTTCGATCTTATTAACAACGATTTGCCGGTATTCCCCTGCTCCGATGGTTTTGTAATCGGGGTGGGGGAATGCTTCCATCCAATGGTAAAGCTCTACCACCTGGTCTTTGATTTTTCTTGCCACGGTGTCGCTGAGGCCCAAGCTGGAGGCAAACTGGAACAGTGGGACCACCTGTGTGTGATCGTCCTTTAGCACCAGTAAGTTGTTCCTCTGGCTGGGAAAGTCGAAGAGGACTGCTTCTCCGTCGTCTTGGTACAGAGTCAGTACCACCATATTCCGGGGGCCGTCCACTGAAACCTCTACCTTGCGAGGGATCTGGGAGATCAGGTCATTAAACGAATGTTGGTAGGTCGGTGCTTGCTGCATGGCTACACCAACAATTCAGACGGGCAGTGGTACTGCTCAATGGCAATCTTGCGGAACTTGGGAACCGTTCTCCAGTTTTCTGGAAACCACGCTGGAGGCTCCCATGTCGCTTCCAGAGTAGGTTGAGGAATATTGGAGGGGTCTCGGTAAGCACCCTCCAAAAACTTATGGAGATTCCCCTCGCTCTTGAAGAGCCACTCAAAGTGTCCCCAACTCTTGGCTTCCAGATAGAACTTGCCGACATGGTTGGCTTCCTCGGCAATCTGCTCCAGAACGTCGGGGTTCTCCATGATTCTCTTGCGGACATAGGCTTTCCGCTTTTCGCTCAAGTACCTCAACTTGCCCTTTTGCAGACGGTGGCGAACCGTATCGTTCCACCAGGACTTGACTGATTCATAGTCCACCGTCAGCGGCGGGTCTTTCTTGTCTTTCTTGAGATTCGGTGGTGGCACCGGATTCTCGTCATGTAACTCAAAACGCAAAACCCCCAGCGGGTTGGCATCCATTCTCTGCTGAAGCTCTTGGGCTTTCGGCAAATGGGCCTGCACCAACCCGCTGAGGATTTTGCTCATGGACATTCCGTAATACTGCGACGTAAGACGGAGCCGCTCGTGCGTGGAATCGTCCATGCAGATCAAACGCTGCTTGGCTTTCTGAGCCATTATTCCCCCTAACTGCCTCCCCATGAGGCATATAGATCTATACAGAACTATATTAAGGGGGTCAAGGGGGTTAAACGATAAAGCTCTCTTCGCTGTTTTCGTAGCGTCGGTAAGCCTGGCGAATCAGTAGTTCGACGAAAGTGCTTTTGCTCACGCCCGATGCTTCTGCCATTTCATCGAGAAACTCCTGAGAGTCTGGAGTCAGCATAATGCCAACTTGCTTTTTAATACGACTGGGGTCTTTGCGGGGCTGACCCGCCTTTTTCTTTTTCGCCATTCTGTCTCCTATCGGTCTCTGGGATTTTCCCATCTGACGACATTCAGCAAGAAACAACAAGAGGGTAGTTTTCTTCAATAACATTATGGTATGTATATCCTATGGAGAAAATCTATCCGGCAGCAGACGACCCGGATCAGAGGCCGATAATGGTTCCGGCGATACAGAAAGCCGGGATCGACGCAGGAACAGCGGCAATCCGAGAGTTGCCTGAAAAGGCCAAGGCTCGTCTTTTCGACCTCGCCAAAGCTCTCAGCCGCATGTTCGCTCTTGAAGATGGGGTCGTCTCTAAGTCTAAGTTTGAGAACGAGTTAAAGACGGGTGGGCCGTGGGATCGGTACTACAACCGTTTAGAGGACATTGTGGGCAACAATGCCGCTCATCAACTCGGTCTGTATTTGATCTGGTGGTCGATTCGTTACACCGAACTAGTTTTCTTTAACGCCTCGGATTGTGACGAAGAGGTCGGCGACGCTCGCAAGAAGGCCAACGATTACTTTAAGGGAAAAATCTACAACCTCGCTCGGTCAGACGTAAAGGCTCTGGTCCAGGACTTCACCATGCGTTTGGTCCGGGACAACGGCCACGAGGTCGCCATCGCTCTGTTCAAGAAGGCCAGAGACGGGGACTCCCGCTCAATGGAGCATTTCATCAAAGTGTTCTATCCCGAGCTGGCAAAGCCTGAAGTCAACATGGTGGGGGTTAGCGTGGGATTTGATCCGACCAAAATGCCGACCAACGAACTCCAGGCACAGGTGTTGCAGTTAAGGAAGAGTGTCGGCGAAACTCAGGAAGACGAGTCTGACGATGAGTGATCGGGAAGAACTCGAAGAAGAGTTTAAGAGATTAAGGGAAAAGCAAAGAGTCATGCAGGAATGTCCCTTCCTGTTCTTTGACCCTTATGGCGATCAAGTCAACTTCCTCAAATCTCCAGCCAAGATTCGATTGATTACCGGGGGCAACCGTACCGGCAAGTCTACCGTCGGCGTGATTGAAACGATTGCCCACCTCATGGGATTCCGACCCGACGGCAACAGAGACCACTTGCCACCCGGACCTGTGGATATCCTGGCAATGGTGAATGACCGTCGAAAGTCTGTGGACAAGATCCTGATGAAGAAGATTCAGACCTTCTGTCCCAAGGATTGGATTACTCACAGCCGAAACGGAACCGACGGATACCCCGAGGTGTTGACCTTCTCGACGGGCAGCCGATTGTACATCGGTAGTTACAAGCAAGATCCGGCGACCTACGAGGGTCACGATTGGCATGGTGTGTGGTTTGACGAGCCACCTCCAAGGCCCGTGTTTGTTTCGGTGCGACGAGGCTGTCTCGATCACGGCGGGAGAATCTGGTTCACACTTACACCGCTGGCGTGTCCTTGGATTTACTCAGAGCTTTACGCCAAAGCAGACGGTCACAGGATTGGAGCGTTCCACCTGGACTTGATGGACAACCCGCATATCTCTGAACAGGAGAAGGAGTCGTTCATTAAAGACCTGCTGCCAGAAGAGATTGAGGCTCGAATCCACGGTAAGTTCAGCCACTTGTCGGGGTCTATATTTCCCACGTTCGCCCGAGACAAGCATGTCATTGATGATTTTAAGATTCCCGATGAGTGGCCTCGCTTTATGGTCATGGACCCGCATGACCGTCGCCCGAGTTACATGGCGTGGTTTGCCGTCAATCCGAAAGACCAAATCATTTGTTACAAAGAGTGGCCTCATGACGAGTTCGGCAAGATCAAGACGGCACACAAGTCTGTCCGTGATTACGCTGCGATCATTCGTATCGAAGAGGGCACTGAGAAAATCTACGAAAGAATCATTGACCCGAACTTTGGTAAGACTCCTTCGATCATGACGGGAACTACGCTGATCGAAGAGTACGCCAATCACGGTCTGGACTTCTACTCAGAGATAAACAACGACATCCAGTTGGGGCACCAACGGATTCATGAGAGACTCCGCACCGATTTGGGCGAACCCAAACTGCTGGTGATGCGTTCTTGCAGGAACATGATTTGGGCTTTCGAGAACTACATTTGGAACCAGCGTGACATGGAGAAAGAGTACGGGGCCAAGGAGCGTCCCGACGAAACAGGCAAAGACATGATCGACGCATTGCGGTATCTGCTGGACTACGAGCCACAATACAGCATGGGTCAATCCGTCATGGTCGATGACGCTCACGACTACGGCATAACTGGATACGGAGTTTAGAATGGAACAGCACCCAGAGTCAGGGGCCGTCCAGCTGAACATTTCAGAGGACAAGATCCACGAGGTCGTGGGCTATGTAGACGAAGCGATTAGTCACCGTTCGGAATGGGAGAACCGTTGCGAGGAGTGGTACAAGAAGCGTTACGGTATGCGGGAGAAGAAAGACTTCCCGTGGCCTGGTTCGTCTAATATCAACCTGCCCCTCACGGATAAGGTGATTCGTCACCAGAAGCCCGTCTTCGTGAATGCTGTCTTTGGCATGAACCCTGTGGTTTCGATTGAACCGTTGGGTGACGCTGACCCAGAACGTGCCCGTCGTATTGAGTCTTTCTATGACTGGCTCTTGCGTTACCGAATGAACCGCTGCCGTGAATCTCAGATCCATTCGATTGACTGCTTCCTGACTTACGGTCAGTCCTACATGAAGTGCATTTGGGAACACAAGACCGAGCGGGTGACTCGCAAGCTGGATCTGTCTGGCATGGAGTTGGACCGAGAAGCCGTCACTGAAGAAGACATGATTCCTGTTGCCCAGCAAATGGGAGTGATTAACAACAGCCCCGACGACGTAATGGCCTTCCAGTCCATGTTCAATCAGTTCAAGTCGGGCAAGGACAAGATTGAAGTCAGCATCCAGCAGACCAAGTACAACGCCCCTCGCTGGGTCTTTGTTGATCCTCGGGACATTGTGGTGCCTTGGGATTCTCTGGATGAGATTGACGATCTGCCGTGGATTGCCCATCGCATGTTCCTCAAGCCTTCGGCGATCAAGGAGCGTGGAGTCAATGGAATGTATGACCGAGCCGGTGCATTCCAGGTGGCAGAGGAAGAGCGAGCCAGCGACCGTCTGAGAACTGACGGAGTGCTGGACCAACTCAAAGATACTCGTGAGGGAACGCTGCAAAGCGGTGAGTCTTCGTTCGTGGAGATTTACGAGATTTATTTCCACCACGACATCAACGGTGACGGCATTCCTGAGAAGTGCGTCATGACGATCAGCCCGAGAAGTAACACGGTGCTGCGTCTGATCCAATACCCCTATGAGCATGGCATGTGGCCGTTCACCCGTTTCACCCACGAAATGAGTGAGCCACGCTGGTATTCTCCTCGGGGTATCCCTGAAATGCTGAACGACATTCAGACGGAGATTAACGCCCAGCACAATGCGAAGCTGGACCGTATGTCGATCCAGAACTCGCTGACCTTCTTGGTCCGAGAGGGATCAATCCGTAACTCTTCCAACTTGAGATTCCGTCCAGGCTCCTACATTCCTGTCCGTCGAATGGACGATGTGAAGCCGTTGACCATGCAGCCTTTGGACTTCTCGTTTGACAATGAGGAGCGAACTCTTAAGGCGTATGCGGAGGAATACGTTGGAATCACGGACTTCGGACTGAGTAATGTGAACCAGCGAGTCGAGCGAAGAACGGCTACTGAGGTGTCGGAGATTGCGAGAATCTCGGACATGGTGGCCAACCTCGACTTGCAGATTTTCCAAGAGAGCATGAGAAGGCTGCACCGCCAGACGATCTTCTTGTGGGCACAGTACGGGGATATGTCGGTCATGCTGTCGGTGGAGGGTCGTCCTGACCCCATCGTCTTTGATCGCTTCGATCTGTACAAAGACTTCGACCTGGTGCCGACCGGAACGTTGGACAATATCTCCAGCCGTAGCCGTGTCAACAAGGCCATGACCGACATGCAGATCGCCTCGAACCCCATGTTTAGTCAGTACATTAACCACTATGAACTGCTGAGAGATTACTTCGAGAACAGCGATTTCCGTTCGTCGAAGCGACTTCTGAGGGGGCCGGGCCTGTTTGAAGAGGACGCTGCTCAAAGGCAGGTGTCAGAGATTCAGCTGATGCAGACCATGAAAATGGTGGCTCCGGTGGATCAGTCTGACCCGCACCAGTTGCACATTCCTGTGCTGGAGCAGGCGATCCAGGCCAATGCCGACGATCCAGAACTGACGTTGCTGTTGATGGGTCACATGGCCTTGCACATGGCAATGATGGGAGATGCCTCGATTCTGCAACAGTTGCAGCAACAGGGGGCACAGGTGACGAATCAGGGAAGCCGGATGTACATGATACTGCCGGAGCTTCCAGAAGAAGGGGGGATGGGTGGAAGTCAGCCCGTTGGAGCAGATCCACGACTCGAAGGTGGACCAGTTGAAGACCCTGAGTCCAGAGGACCAGGAGAGGGAGATCCGGCAAGCGTGTAGGAGTTTGGTTGAATCAGGGCAGTTTGCTTGTCTTGAGTTGTTGGCCGAGCGGATTAAAACAGAGTTGTTCAATACGTTGATCAACACTCGGGAGGAAGCAGTCCTGCATGAAGTGCGGGGAATGGCCCGGGGAGTCGAAGACTTGATGTCGTCTGTTTTTGCAGAATGTGCGGCGACAGAAAAAAGTTCTTGACAAATAACATAGTTGTAAGTTCTAAGAATATAGGAACTCCATGATAACATTTGGAGTTAAGGGGGATACATGGCAGGAGAAGATCAGGGCAACCCTGCTGCCCAGCCGGTAGAACAGTCCGGGGTCCAGGCACCCGGCTCGGAGGCACCGGCCTCCGGTGAGGCACAATCGTCTGAGAATACTGGAAATAACGCCCCAGCCTCGGGGTTTGGTCAACCGGGCAAGGATCACCGAGTCCCGTATGACCGTTTTCAAAAGGTAAATTCTCAACGAAAGGAAGCCGAGGCAAAGGCCGCAGAACTTCAGGAGCAACTGGAGATGCTGCGACAACAGCCGACTCAGCAACCACCAAGTCAGGTCAATGAGCAGATCGAGAGCCTGAGACAAATGGCGGCGGAACACTTCCACGATCCCGTGAAGTACACCGAGGCCATGTCGAAGATTGCTCAACTGTCTGCACAGGGGACGGCGAACACCACTCTGGAGGGACTGCTTACGCAACAGCAACAGCAGTATCAACAGCAGGCGTTTCAGTCCGTGTCCGAACAATCATGGCAGCAAGCGGAAGCAGAGTTCCCTGAACTGAAAGATCAGAACAGTGAGCTTTTCAAAGCGGCGGCTATGGAGTATGACTCTGACCCTGGATTGCAGAATAGTCCTACGGGTATGTATCGAGCGGTTCAGGCCGCAGCCTTGCGTCGAATGATGCAGGGTGGTGGGGTTCCTCAAGTCCCGGCCCAGTTGGAAGGAAGTGCCCCGGCACCCCCGGCGACTGGCGAAGGCGACTTCAAGCAGGATCTCACGAACGCCTTGAACAGTGGTCGTGCCCAAGACACTCGGAATCTGTTGGCGAAGCACCAGTTGTGGAAGCGGCACGAATAAGCCCCGGCTATAACAGCCAATGGCTATTGACAAATTAACGACTTACTCCAACACAACGGATAGCACTCTTCAGGCTTCCATCAGGGAAGACTTGTCCGATGTGATCTCCAACATCGATCCGGCGGATACCCCGCTCATGTCGATGATCGCTTCCGCTCAGGCACGTTCCACCGTCCACGAGTGGCTTGTTGACAATCTTGAGGCCGTTAGCACCGCCTCTTCTGTGGAAGGTGCTGCCTTCGATCACTCTGTCACCAAGAAGCCGGTTCGCTTGAGCAACTACACGGCGATCTTCCGTCGTGACTTCGAGGTGACGGACACCATGCGAGCCGTCGAGAACGCTGGCATGACCGACGCTTTTGCCTACCAGTTGGACAAGGCAATGCGTGAGTTGGGCCGGAACACCGAAAAGGCTCTTCTTGCTGGTGGTGCCGCCGTTGCTGGTGACAACCAAGCAGACGACTCTGGCACTACTAATACAGTTGAAGATCCGACCGCCCGTGTCATGGCGGGTCTGGGGACGTTTGTTCCTAGTGGTGGAGGAGCGGCTGCTTACTCCGATCCCCTCGGTCTCTCTTCTGACCACAGCGTTGCGGCAACGGGAGATTCAACAGCCGATGCCAACGACCAGCTTGTCGAGGATGACTTCAACGGTCTCCTTGAGACAATGTGGACTGCTGGTGCAAAGGTTGACACGGTTCTTGCAAACCCTGCTGGTAAGAGAAACATCACCTCTTTCACCGCAGGAAGCACGATCCGTCGCAACCTCGACGGTGCCCAAGACACCATCCGCAACTCGGTCATGTACTACGAGTCCGATTTCGGAAATGTCTCTGTGGTCCTTTCTCGTCACAACCCTGCGGGAGTTTGCTACGCCTTCCAGCGTGACATGCTTGCCAAGGCGTTCTTGCAGCCGACCTCTGCTGAGGAACTGGCCAGAACGACCGATTCGCAGCCGGGAACTGTCAAGCACGAGCTGACCCTCGTGGTTCGCAACCCCTACGCTGTCGGTGAGTGGACGGGCGTAACCACAGGCTAATGGTGAAACACACCTCCTATCGGGATGGGGGGGCTGGTTCGCCAGCCTCCCCGACCCTTTCTATCAAAGGGGCCAAGGAGCGACTTCTTGTCAACGTCATGAACGTATGGAAGAAGAAGTACCCGCACGAGGTCATGAGCTTCACCAAGGAGCTGGACGTTATCCGGCACACAAAGCACAAGTCAAACGGCATGTCTTTGGGTGGAACTCAGATGGTCAAGGCGGCGATTCCGAATCGTCCCTGGTTCATAATCAACAAGTTGCTTCCAGACTTCTGGGAAAAAGAGGGTGGTGTCGATTTGTTCTTGAAGACCTTTACCCGTTTCCAGATCAAAGATCCGAAGTAGGTATATGGCAAAAAAGGGACTCTACGCAAACATCCACGCCAAGCGTAAACGCATTAAAGGCGGTAGCGGTGAGAAGATGAGAAAGCCTGGTTCCAAAGGGGCACCCACTGCGGCGGCGTTTAAGAAGGCAGCAAAGACTGCTAAGAAACGGAAGAAGTAGTGGCTGGCAAGAAAGATCCTCGGCTCGCTCGTGCTGGAGTCTCTGGCTACAACAAGCCTAAAAGGACTCCTAACCACCCGTCAAAGTCGCACGTTGTTGTGGCGAAAGACGGAGACCAGATCAAGACGATTCGCTTTGGAGAACAAGGTGCCAAGACGAATCAAAGTGCCGCCCAGAGAAAAGCGTTCCGTGATCGCCATCGTAAGAACATTGCGAAGGGAAAGATGTCGGCAGCGTGGTGGGCAAACAAGGTCAAGTGGAAGGGTAAGTAATGCCAAAGGTTGGTAAGAAGAAGTTTCCTTACACCAAAGCAGGGAAGAAAGCCGCTGCCAGTTACGCAAAGAAGACTGGTAAGAAGGCTGTGAAACGAAAGAAGGCCAAGTAATGGCA